CCGTTATCACTAGATGGGTGTATAGCTAACCCCTCAGAATAATTAGAACCTCCTGACTTTACTCTTACTGCTGGTATAGTTGAAGTGCCACCTAGAAAATCTATAACACCACTAGCACTATCATTTGCATCAGACCTTAAGAAACTTCCGCTATCTATTGAATCTAAAGTTGTTGCATTAACATTTGTTAAACTCGCACCAGAGCCACTAAATCCTCCACTTGCCGTTACTGACCCCACAAAAGTAGCGTTGCCACCATTATCAAAATAAAATCTATTAGCACCTCCAGAATTTCTGAAATACATAGTGCCGTGATATTGAAAATAAGAACTAGATGCGTCAGCTTGTATTTTTATTCCACCAGTGTATTCTCCTGTCCAAGAACCACCAGCAATGCGAATATCACTAGCAGCAGCAACAGTTACAGCACCAGCACCGCCAGAAAAAGTAATATCACCACTTGCTGTATCTGCTGTATCTGATCTTAAAAAACTTGTACTATTAACACCATCTAATGTATCTGAGTCTAGCCCACTTCCAGACCCGTCATTGGCTGCTGTCCATAGCTTTGATCCACCCCAAGTAATATCGTTACTATCTCCCTTAATTTGTAAAACTTTAAATGTGCTACCTGTCCAAGCTCTTATATCGGTTGTTGATGCGGTTGTACCTCTATCAGAACTTGAAGATGGATAAAAATGTATATAATTTTGTGCATTTGCAGCGTCATAATATTTGTTATACCAATGCCCTGATAGTTCTAAAGCAATACTGGCAAACTTAGTAGCACCAGTAACAGTATCTTGTACATCTGACCTTATAAATTGACCAGAACCAAAACCATCTAAAGTATCGCTATCTAGCCCTGACCCTGATCCGTCATTAGCTTCATGCCAGATTTTTGTAGAAGCATTATTGTTTGCTGCACTAATTGATAAATAATAACCTCTTGTATTACCACCATCTTCAAAAATTCTAAAATTATTGCCGTTCATATCAATAGTTACATTACTACCACTTAATGAGGCATTTGGTGCATGAGTTAATCGTAATTCTCCACCTTCATTGCCACCTACAGATGAACCTCCAACTGTTAATATCCCATTTAATAAAGTATTTGTATCAGACCTTAAAAACTGTGTGCTGTCTAAGTTATCTAAAGTGTTTGCATTATTAACAGTAAGTCCTGTCAAGTTTGAGCCGTCAATTGCTGGCAATGTTCCTGTTAACTGAGCAGCAGGGATATTTGTTAATGAAGCACCAGAACCGCTAAAAGTTGTAGCTGTGCAAGTTCCTGTAATTGCAGCACCAGCATTTGTAACTCGTAATCTTGTACTACCATTAGTCTTTAATGCAATATTGTCATTTTGGTCAAAATGAACAAGTGTATTTGTATCTCCTTCGTGTAATAACGCACCAGCAGTAATTATGTCGTCACAAGTTATATTTCCATCTACATCTATTCCTGTTGAGGTTGTTTGTAAACGTATATCTGCTCCATGTTTAAATAAACAAGAACCGCCAGTATTAAACTGTGCCATGATGGTACTATTAGCAATGTCAAAAAAAGTTATTTCACTTCCATTTGTTTGAAGAGATAATATTCCGCCACCAGTTTCTTTTATTATTGAATTGCTATTTGATGCTTGATGGAATATTTCAAAGTCATCTGAATCCCCAAGTTTTAACCTTGCATCATCTGGTAAATCTATATGGCTTGTGCCTGTTATTTCCCCTGTTACTTGAAAACCATTACTTACTACAACTAATCCACCTTGTTGAATTTGAAATCTAGTTGCATTTGAGTTACTTGCATCAACAATTCTAAATACACCATCATGATTCCATAAAGCGTAATCTGGATTATTGTCTGTATCTGTTAATTTTATCTGTGGTAAGCTGTTAGAAATAGTAAGATTACCTGTTACGTCAAGACCCTCTAAAGCATTTAAGTTCTTTTTAAAAGTAGCTACTCCACTAGAATTAATTTCTAATCTTGTTACAGCAGCGTCTATATCCGCTATAACAAAAGTACCATTTATATTTTGAATATTAAAATCATTTTCACTATCGGTATCACTAAAAAATATAGCTGGAGCTGTATTAGATATTGTTAAATTTCCAGTTAACGTACCACCAGCAAGAGGTAATTTAGCATTTAAAGAATCTAAACCAACTTCTAAAACATTACCAGCATCATTCTTCGTAAATAATTTGGGATTGCCGTCCGTTCTTAAAGCTACCTCTCCTACTACTAAATCACTTGATGATGGATTACTACCTGACCCCTGCTTTAATTTAATTGTATTTGCCATTAAACGACCCTCCTAATGGTTTAAATTAGCTTAAAAAGTTCCCCCATTAATATCAAAACCAGAAACAGCACCATTTTCTAAAAATGTAATTAAATCAGAAAATGCAACTTGTACCATTGTCCCATTATCATTGACAACCATACGATCAGCTAAAGCAAGAGTTGTTGATGTAGCTGAATTACCCCCATCAAGAATATTTATTTCTGAGGTTGTTACCGTAGCACCATCAAGTTTATTTAGCTCTGCTGTCGTTGTGGTCAAACCATCTAAGATTTGCACCTCTGTAGCAGTAAGATCAGCCAAGCTATTAGCTGTCGTTTGAGCCATTGTTGAAAGCTCTGTAAGCTTATCTGTGTGAGGTTCTACATCTACACCAATCTCACTTCCCAGATTAATTCTTGCTTGCGCTGCTGTTGAGGCTCCAGTACCCCCATGAGCTACGGCTACATCAGTTGCGTTCCAAACACCTGTTGTAATAGTACCAACTTGTGTTAGATGCGATTCAGTAACGGTTGAACCTAAATACGTTTTAGCAAGAACATTAACACCATCAATTCTAAAAACCTTAGTTGATGCAAGCTCTATATGTTCAGAAGATGTCCAACTGTCAGTGGAATCAATCCAGTTAAATGTTTTATCGCTTGTACCTTTTAAGGTAATTCCACCACCAGACGCACCAGCATCAGTTGGAGATGATGTAGCTCCGAGGACAATGTTCTTATCATCTACACTCATTTCGCTGGAATTGACCGTGGTCGTAGTACCGTTTACCGTCAAATTTCCAGTTATAACTAGGTTTTGAGTAACAGTAAAACCAGAAACAGATGCACCAGATATATCAAACCCACCTGTAAAAGTTTTATCACCTGATATTGTTTGTGTTCCTGTTTTATTTACAAAAGCACCATCTCCAGCAATTGCTAAAACTGTTGAAGCTGAACCTCCCGCACCGCCAGTTCCCTCACCATAATACAGCGTATTATCTACTTCGTTGAACGCTAATTCAGCATTTTCTAAAGTACTAGGTGCGCCAGCTGAGCCACTACCTCTTCTTTTAATTCTTAGTGTGTTTGGCATGAGAAAATACCCTGTTTAAAAATTACCGCCATCAGTGAGTTCTGATGTAGTCACTGTAGCATTAGATCTGTAGGTTTGAGCAGCTTGATCGAAGAAAATTAAACTACGATCAACTCTTCCTGTTTCATCTAATTCTATACCTTTTGCCCCTTGAGGTCCGGCTGTAACTACAGAAACAACTTTAGTTTCTCCATTAACACTAACAGTATTCTTTGTAGTAGCAATATTTATGTTTGTACTCATCTTGTTGAGGTTGGTTCTACGGTAATCTTACCTTTAACGTAATATTCTTTCAAACCATCTGTATTAGTTAACATTACGTCATAATACAATTCATCAGGAAAATTTAAAGTTTGTTCGTCAGTTAATGTTAAAAAAAATTTACCAACTGCTCTATTATCTGCGGTTGACGTGACAGAAAAATCAGCATACTTACATTCTCTGTCGTAATCCCAAGCCTCTGCGTCAATACTATAACCAACTAAATCCATTGCTAATTCTGAACCATCTGTTTGAGTAGTAGACAAAACGTATTCTTCAGTAAAGTCTGATGCTCTTTGTATTTTAAAGTTCCTAATTGCTGGGGATACTGCCATTATTCAACGGGGTCGGGTGCTGGGGTTGGTTCAACTTCCGTGACAGGAGGTTCAATCTTATTATAAGCAGCAATTTCGCCATTTATACTATCAACTTGACTTTTTATTTGTGCTTTTTCTGCCAAAATTTGTTGTTCAGCTTTTTCAAGCTCTTGAAATCTTTGCACAAGCTGTTGACCTGTTTCTTGTGCTTTTGCTCTTAACTCAGAAATAGTTGACATAATTTAAATAATTTTTTTCTTATTATACCCATTGTGCGTTACATATCCACCTCTGTCATGTTTATCTTATATTTTTTACCTGACCTGTTATTAAGCATATACACATCTTTTTCTCCTTCTTGTAAAGTCCAATCCCCCCAAGTGCCATCAACTGAGTTTTGACCCCCTTTGTTTGAAAAGTTCATATCGTTAACGTATATAATTTGCCATCTATTATTAGCAGAACCTAAATTTAAAGAGTTGCCAGTATTAGGTAAAAGACTTTTAGTAAAAAGAAAGTCTGTACCATTTCCTTCAATACGACCACCACCCAAATCTGATGTATCATTATCAGTTACATGAAAATCAATATAGCGACCTACTTCCATAACACCGTCACCACCAATAGATGCTATAACGTCATGTCTATTGCCTGACGCAGAAAGTACTTTTCCTGATAATTGGTTTGAGTTAGATGCTGTTACACTTACTGAGCCAGTAGCAGTTAAGTTAGTACAATTAATATTAAGTCCAGTTAAGGTTGCTGTTGCGGGATTATATTTAAAGTGTGTATCATCAGAATCAATAAATTGTCTTTGATAGCCTGTACCATTTGTATCTGAAAAAGTAACTTGATACTCGGCAGAGTTATTTCTTTCATCAATATTAATATCGTTAGCACTACTTGTTATTCCGTTAATTGTGGCATTAATAGTACCAGTTACTTCTAAATCTCCAACTACTTTGGAATTACCATTTAATGTCAACAAGGTTGTTGATAAGTCTAAAAAAGTATGTGTGCCAGCAGCATTTCTTATAAAATGTTGATCTGAGTCAAAATAAAACTTGTTATTATCTGCTCTTATATAAGCGTTACCTTCACTATTTTCAAAACGAATAACATTAGACTCAACACTGTTTAAATAAAAATGTAAATTAGCCTCTGGACTCTCAAAATTACCAATTCCAACAAGGCCATTACCTCTTACGCACATTCTGGTTGTACTTTGCGTTGATAATAAGAGGTTTGATACTTCTTGTGTTTGTATTGCTAAATTTCCTACACCTCTATGCAACAATAGAGTCCCACTATTAGCACCTTGATTTCCTCTCCAAATTCTAAATCCATAGTCAGTATATGTATCATCTCCTACAAAATCAATAATTGCGTTTCTATTGCCAGAACCTCCATGTCCTAATTCAATTTGGCTATCATTGCTTCCGTTTACGACTCTAAAAGTACCATTTACGTCAAGAGTAAAAGATGGGTCAACATTATTAATACCGACTGTACCGTTTGATTGAATAGTAAGCCTATCATTACCATCAGTTGTAAAACGGATTTCATTAGTTGTTGCCAAATAAAATCCATTAGAACCTTTTGTACCTCCATTTACTTCATACCTACCAGCTACACAATCATTTGTTACAGACAGTTGTGAACCACTTAAAGCTGATGTTGCCGTTATATTTCCAGCTTCTAAATTTACAAATTTATGTGTTCCTCCACTACCCTCTAATGCTTCCCAATCAGTATTACCTGCGTTACGTCTTTGAAAAAAACCACCAGTATTCCACCGTATAGCTCTTACAGGATAATTACCTTGTGTAATACCATTAGCACTAAATAAAGATGCTACTTCATTATCTCTAGCTTTTAATTCATTTATAAAATTTGTATAAGTACTCGTTAAAGCTGGTAAATTAAAATTTGTCATGTTTAAACACCTCTTACTGTAAAGTCTACTGTATTTGTTCCTGTTGGAGCATTTCCGTTTTGGTCAAACAAAAATATTTTGAAACCATTTTTTGGATTGGCTGTGTCAACAAAGTCATAGATAGCGTATTTTGCTGTTGCTGGATTTCCATTATGGTTCCTTATTTGTAAAGATATTGAATCAACATCTAAAAATGCTTTATTTGGATTACCAGAAAAGAAAGAAACTTGTTTTCCAAGTAAGTTTCCTTGATTATCTGTTGCTGAAGCCTCACTTTGAGTAATATCAACACTTCCTTGATCAGTTATTAGTTTCAAAAATAATTTTTGACTTATATTATTAATCTTAATTAAATCATTATTACCTGATGCTGACAACGTAAAAATAACCTTAATAAATCTAAAATCAACACCTAATGCGTTTGATGCACCTGCTTCTAAATTAGTAAAATCAGTTCCATTTAAACTTGTACTTATTTGCTGTGCAATAGTAACACCCTCTCCAATTAACGGGTCAAGTACTACTTCACTCATTTTTACTTGTATCCTACTTGATGCGATTGTTGCCCCAAAATCAAATGTTTCTTGAAATGAAGCACTGTTTTCTGAAGGCAAAGCATAAGGCTTATTAGATCCAAATGACCCGAAGGTAGGATATTGTGGACTAGCTTGAGTTCCATTACCTATAAAATGCTCTTGAAAAGTTCTACTACTATCAATACAGAAAAATATTTCATTGTTATCAATAAATCCATTGGTAACTATTGCTGGAGATGAATACTCTACGGTTCCAGATGTTTGTCTTTGAACTGTTACTAAAAATTCAAAAGTATTAACAGTGACATTTTTTACTACATATATTTTATTGTCATCAACCGCATGACCATTTGCTCCACCACCTGTAAAATTAATATTTACTTGTTGATTATTTTGAAGGCCATGAGCAAGCTTTGTAACAGTAACTATTAACCCTACATCAGTATTAGTATCATTAGCTTGTATATAATTTGCTTCAACTACATTATTAGCATTTAAATCAGCTTCGTTTATCAAAGCACTACTTCTATCTGCATTAAGAACAAAATCAGGAGGTTCATCAACGTCTACCTCAATATCAGCAGCTTCCGTGGCTTCGATATTTGCACTATTTACAGCAGTAACAAGGTATGTATATTCGCCTCCAACCTGTTCAAAAACCGTAGTAAATCCACCTTGTTTTGAACCCACTAAGTTTGCTGGGTTTTTCGCTGTTCTATAAATGTTGTAATAAATTATTGGTAAATCAGAGTTAGGGGCTGACCAACTAAGCAAAACATTATTATCAACAACTTCTGCGCTAAATGTTGTTATTTTTTCTGGAGGATTAGCAATGATAGTTACAGTTTCTAATTGACCTTGATTTCCATTAACATCAACAGCTCTGACATGATATGTTTTTTGCGTTTGTACTACACCACTTATTTCATCTTTAATCCACTTTTCTGTTAATTGAGTACCGTTCTGTTGTGCAATAAGATCATTAGCTTCATTTAAAGCTTGTGTACCTGCTGTTCTATAAATTTTATAATCTGCAATTGGTAATCCATTGCTTGTTTTAGTAACTGGATTCCATTTTATTTTGGCACTTTCATCAACTAATTCTCCGACTAATCCTGTTGGTTTCGGAGGAAAATCAAAAAATACGTCAGGAGTCTCAGGGTTTAAGTCTGCTCCTGTGCGACCAAACGTGCCAAAATGACCATTACTATTTAATGCTGCTACCCAAAAACGCTGCTCACTATTCCAAGTAACGTCTAATAGAAAACTTGTAGAACTTACTCTTGCTACAAAAAGTGCGTCACCTGCAACCGTAATATGACTGCCGTTAACTTTTTCGCTTTTTCTTATTTCATATTCTTTAATTTTTGTACTACCAGATGACGGTGCTGTCCAAAATAATTTTAGTTGTGTGTTTTCATATTGATATTTAATATTTGGTGCGCTTGCTACAACATAATTAACAGTGAAATTAAGTACTTGACCTATGTTTCCCCCAATATCTACAGCTCTAATATTAAAAACTTGATTAGTTTGAAACGTAACAGGCAAAGTAAAAGTAGTAGATTTAGTTTTACCAAGCAAATTTAAATCATTTATTGAACCTTTATACACTTCATATTCTTCAATAGCGTAACTTCCAGTTGTTGGTGCTTGCCATTTAAGTATTAAATTGTCATCACTGAATGTAGCTGAATGAGTATGAGGTGCTGATGGTGCTGATATTTGAAGTTCTAATTCTTCTGCTTCCAATGATTGGTTGCCATCTGCGTCAAAGGCTTTTATAGAAAATTTTTGTGTAGCGACACCTGCGGGAATTGTACCTACCTTAAAACTTGTTCCTTTAATTTTTCCTAATGATGTACCTGTATCCCAAGAGCCACTTTTTATTTCATAAAATTCTATATCTAAATCAGCAAAACTTGGAGGTGTAGGTGTTGCAGCAGTCCAATTTAAGACAATTCCAATATGAGGGTCAATAGTCCCACTAAAACCAGTAACTTTAGTAGGAGGTGCAGATTTACCAAGTGCTTTTAAATAGTATTCTCCAGTTGTAATATCAAGAGTTAAATAATTTTGATTTTTTGTTGTTAAAGCACTAGATGATCTTACACCTGCTGCATTTATACTTCGTACTTCAAAATCAAATCTTGAGAAATTACTAGCTGTGTCAATAATTACGTCATTAATTTCAAAATCACTTCCATTAACAACAACTGTTTTCATGTTTTTATCATCTTGTCTGTACTTAACTTCATATCTATTGACACCTAAGACAGGCAACCACCCAACAATAATTTTTATTCTTACAGTGTCTTTAAATCTGTATAGTTGCTCTATTGGATATTTTGTTGTTGAACCATCAGGGTTAGTCCTTTCAGCAAATTTTGATGGAGGTGCTGGTATTTCATTTAGATTTGTAAAATCTCTAAATTGTAAAGTCTGTAATAACTCTGCGTGATCGTATTTTGTTTCGTTATGAGTTACTGCTGTTATTTGATATTGAAAATTGTCTTTTTCTTCAACACTAACAACTTTAAATTTTTGTGTTTCTATGTTTTGTGCGCTTGTACCTAATGATGTTTCTAATATCCAAATAGTGTTTATATTTGGAGCTATGGTTTGTGTTGTTAAAATATAATCATCTTCATTAAATTTATAATTATTGTTTGTAGTTGATAAAAAATAACTATCTGTATTGTTATTACTGTCTTGTATTTTTTGAGCAAAATTACCAACAACTGTTATTTGATTATTTGTAATACTAGCAACTGTATTTGTAGATACTGTACCGTTAGGCATTATGACATGAAGTGTTCTTGTGTAAGGAACTCCATCAGCAGGCAAATCAGTAATAGAAGTGTCATCAATAGTAATTTGATTTGTTCCGCTTGTACCAATAACACGACCAGCCCTTCTTACCCCCGCCCTAACAGGGTCAGCAATTTCGATAATTTGTCCCGGACGGCAAAGTGCTGCTGCGTCTAGCGTGGTTGTAAAAGCAACTGACTCAGTTTCATGTGTTAATGAATAAAGAAGCCAACGACCTAACCTCCTTGCTTGATAACGTGATGTAACACCAAAAGCATCAATATTTTTTGTATTTACACCATATTTATCAACACCGTTTTCGTCTATCACTTCTTCATAAGCAGTATCTCTTAATTCCAAATCAAAATATTTAATTACGGCTACTGTAATTCTTGTTTTTACTGATGATGATGAGTATTGAAATCCGTCTTCGGTAACATTGGCTAAAGTAAATAAGAAAGATGTGTCTTGTCCTTTTCTATCTTGTATTAATGACAATTTACCTGCTGTGTACATTGCCATTCCTCTAAATACAGAACATAAATTGTTGATAACTTTAAAAGCATCTTCTCTTTTTCTAATAGCTACATTTAATGAAAATCTTGGCTCAGTTACATTGATAACACTTCCATCATTTAGTCTTGATTTAAAAGTGACTAACTCTGAACAATATTGACTTGTAGAGTAAAAAGAATATATATCTAAATTTGAAGCTACACCTGACGAGAAATTTAATTTTTCTGCCTCTGTTAAAATTTCGTCCCCTAGCCCGTATCTTCGTGAACAGAGTAAATCATATAAACACCAAGCGGGGTCTGTAGTCCATTTTGCAGCTTGCAATACACCATTAAAAACGTATCCAGCATCATAAATTATTCTGCCATTATTAGGGTCTACATTTACGTTGCCTGATGAGTTTGATGCTGGGATTCTAACTTTTGTACCACGCACACGATAAGACCTTTTAGGAATATTATTAAATTGTTCTGCATCAACTCTGATACCTACTACTGATGTATCAGGATAATTAAATATCTGTTGTATTTTTGCATTTCCAGAATTTATTGTTTGTGAGACACTTGTATTTACCTCAAATTGGTCAAGACTATTTATTTTTGTAACGGTAGTATTTGTGATGTTATTTGGAGGTGCTGATGGACTACCGTCAATAAATGTAATTTTTATTGAATCGCCAACTTTTAATCCATTTTGTGCAGCGTTTATTGTTATTACTTGACCACTTTGCCCATAAGTAACAGTTTGTTCATTTAAAGCAAATTTTATTTCTTGATAACTTACAACTTTAAAAGTACTTTGATGACTTATTAAATCTAAATCATCTAAATTAAGTGCGCTGTCGTCTTCTGTTAATCTTTTTACCCTGAAAGTAACTGGAAATGTATTTCCTTGTATTGAAAAAGTATTTTGTTGTTGATACAAGTCTGGTGTTCTTCCTTTAACCTCTTTACCGATTAAGACACCGTCATCATTGAAATTATTAAAGCCAGCTAAAGTGACAAAACTACCTCCATGCTCTTGTTTTTGTATGATGTATCTAAATGATGTACCTTGTGTATCTCCATTCTTTTTAATTTTTTGTAATACTGGTACACCAATAGTTATAGTAACTGCGTCAACACTTGTATCAGTAATAGGAGGTATTGTTACGCCTGTTCCTGTACCAGAATCGTGATTAACATTTGCATTAACACCATTAGGGGAGGAAGCTTCACTTTCAAATCCCGGAATAACCTCTTGATCTGATCTTCCACTTCTTACATGCAAAGTTACATCATCAAAATTTAATGAACCATCAGAGTTCATTACAGGTGTATCGTTTAAAAATACTGATCTTTGCCAAGCGTTAGCATTTGGAACATTATTGAAATTATATAAACCTTCAATTTCTCCCTCTGATATAACGTCAAGTATTTTTGCATGAGACCTACTATCTAATGAGTCTGGGTCAGTTTTTGATGAGTTACCACCACCTTTTCCTCCTCCACCTGCTCCAGCTATAAACTTTTTGGTCATGATGTTGGTTCGTCCCCAGTTACGACACGAGCTGAGACAGGAATACTTCCTGTCAATATTTCTCCATATATTACAGGAATTACAGTTCCAGCTCTAGCAGTGTTTTGTATTCCACTAAAACTGAAAGAATTTCTTGGGTCTCCCTCACTGTCGTCTACTTCTGGTGTTGGAGTTAATAAACCTGCTACACCGCTTAAAACTAAAACCATACCAATTCTGCCAGCTAAAGCGTACCAATTTAAACCGCTTTTTGCTGTCCATAATGGTGTTTTTAATAAGCTAAATCCTGACCCCCCAAATGCAAAAGCAAGACCAATTAAAGCGATTCCTGCTAATATTTTTCCTAAATTACCACTTCCAGAAATAACTGGAATAATTTTTATATCGTCATAACCTGCTGGGTATAAAATCTCTTCGTAATCTAAATTAGTTTTACCGAGTTTTACTTGATAAAACTGTTCCCCCATGTGTTTTTCTAACCCTTTAAAATTAACAGTTAAAAATCTTATGGCTTCTGCTGGAGTATTTGCTACAGCCTCAAATTCTCTTTGCCCATTACAAAATTCTGCTAAATTTCCATACAGTTTTATTTTACGCAACATATCTAAGCCTCATACCTGTAGATTTCATTAACCATTCTCCGTAAAAATCCTTTGAACTTAGTCTACCTTGAATATGATGTAGAACCATTTGTTTTCCCACATATACACCAACATGATTTAAACCAGTGCTGTTCAAAGAAAACAACAGACTATCTCCTTCTTGTAAATGCTCACTATTATCCAGCTCTCTAAAGCCTGTATCTTTAAAACATTTATCAAAATATGGATTTAGCCTAAACTCTTCTGGGTCATTTGGTCTGTCCCAATCTCTTAAATAAATTCCTTGGCTCTCGTAATAGTCTTTTGTTAAAGTCCAACAATCATGTATTCCCCAGACCCATTTTCTACCTATTAAAGATGATTTATACCCTGTTGGTTGAAAATTATGCCATTTATTCAAATTAACTCCATAAATATGCCAAGTTTTTTGTGAAAGTTCACAAGCAGCCTTGTCAGCTTCACTAGGCAATGGAGATTGATATGGGTGCGAATGAAATATTCCTGTAACTGTTCCAACATCTTCTGCTTCAGCGTAATCTAAAGGGTCAATAATAAAATGGTCGTAAGTATTTATTGATAAGTTTTTACAAGGTTTATATTTTTCTTTGCCTTTTATACATACAACTAAACCACATACTTCGCTAGGAAAACCTTTTTTAGCGTGTAACTGTGCTGCAATTTGCCAATCAAGCATGAAACGACCCTATTCCCGGAAAGATGCTAGGCAAAGCCTGTCTTTTTGGTATTTTTAAATTTGATAAGTCAAAAACTGCTGCTAATTCAAATTCAACAAGTTCTCTATTTTCTAATGATTTTCTATCAATATAGTAAACATCATCAGGAAATTTTATAGCTGCGTTAGCATCTGGATTTGTAAAATTAGTAATTGTTATATTATTACCCATAGCATTTCCATGCACTGTGCAGTAATACTTCAAAGAGTTTGGAGCATTACTTGGTACTGTAATCGTTGTATTAGCTCCATCATTACCTGCTGTACCTACTGTAGAAACGCCAGCCACATAAGAGGTATCATTTGACTGTCTAAAAGCTAAAGGGTGTCCAGCATTTGTATAATCATTTTGATAAAAAATATATGTACTGCCCCTCATTAAAGTTAAGGTTGGTGTCGTTACACCATTCAAAGCAAATTTGTTTACACCATTATCATTTACAACTGTCACGTTGTAAGTTGTTGTGCTAGAGCCAAAATTTGAAGAATCTAAAAATTTTGCTAAAGTTCTAATTCTTGTAACTTTTGCACCTATTAGATTATTATTTGGTGTAACAGTATTAACACTTGATAATATTCCGCTTACTGTACTAAAAAGATTACTAACTCTTAATGTAGGTCTTGGAAGTTGTTGCTCTTTACCCCCTTTATAATCAAAACCCTCTGCTTCTATTGGTAAAGCATTATATGTAACGCCACCAAATTCAAGCTCCCCAATAGAGTTTGTAGCTACGCCTGAGTGCCATCTATAAGGAGCATCAGTACCATTCCAACCATGCAACTTTTGAGATAATTGCAACTCAAATAATTCTATGATTGCACTAGGGTTAGTTTTTTGTAATTCAGATATAAGTACACTCATTATTCTGTCTCAAATACCTCTGTAAAGTCCAATGTTAAATCATTTAAATTGTGAGCTACATTTGTGACAGAAATATTCTCACAAATCCATTTACCTGTTAAACCATAAGGCGGTGTCCAAGTAAATGATTTAGCACCATTATTCCCACCAGTTGAAGAAGATAAAAAGTTTAGTATATTTGTTACTGCTTGATCTGTCCTTTTATTAAAAGGTAAGCTGTACTTTCTTCTTTTTGTGTTTAAACCTTTTAATAATCTTTGTTGATAACCGTCCCCCAGCTCAACTGTGGTTACATTTTGTTCAATAGTGAGTCTAGGGCTGTAACTTGGAGATACATCAGAACCGACAGTGTTTGAGTTAAAAGTAGCCATTAGTTATAAAGTATGCCTCCCGGACGTTTTTGTTTCACAAGTTCTGCTTCAATAGCTACTCCTATTAATCTACCTATTTCAGCCGACTTTGAATTATCTCCTTGAGCTTTTGTACCACTTGCGTCTACATTGACAACTACATTACCCATTCCACCTTGCGAAGAAACACCTAATCTTCCGTCACTACCTCTCTTTAGTGGCATGATTGCTTCAGCTCCAGCTTCTCCCATCAAACCCATTCCGTTCCTCATGGGGAAAATATGGGGAGAATTGACTATACCCCCATAGGCAAACTGCTGTAGTCGTTTCCCACCCGCATAAACATTACCATTAGCAGCAAAATCAGCCATTGTGACCTCGCTACCTGTTGCAGCAGAGACAGGTGAACCAAGACCAATTCCAAACATTTTAAGTAAAGGACTAATAATTAATGACCTAATATAAATTCTTGTAATATCAGCAATAATTGATCTAGCTAAGTCATTAAAAGCTAATTTACCTGTCATTACAAAATTAACAAGAGCATCTTCCATACCTTGCAATGCGTTAGCCATAGCTGATTTTACTTGACCTGCTACATCTTGCGCTTTTGCTCTATATTCTTCTAAAGCCGATTTCATGCCATCTAATACTGTTTTTTGTTTATTTGCTGTATCTTCATCAACACCGCCAGAGTCACCTAATTGATTACCTTTTAATTCATTTTCTTTTGGAACTTTAACCTCTGGCAACGAAATTAAGAAATCGTCTCCTGCTGGCCTATTATTTTTACCAATTAAAAATTCCCTTAGAAATTTTGGTAAAGCATTAAAACTTAATATGACGTATCTATAAAGACCATCTCTTACAGCCTTAAAAAAGTTACCAATTTCTTTTCTAAATTCAATAATTTTAGTTATTGCAAGTGTTAATCCTCCTACTCCCAAAGCTACCCACCCAAGAGGATTTGTTAAATTAAAAGCTATCATTGCCACTTTTGCAGCGACTATAGCTTTTTTAAATAACATAAAAGCTGCTGCAACTTTTGAAAATATTAAAGCTTTAACTCCTAAAGCAGTAAGAGTTACCATAGTTACTTTTAAAGCTAAAGCAGCAATTCCAGCAGCAGCTAATCCAGCCCCAAAATCTTTAATTGGTTTAGGTAGTTTTGATATATCAGTTAAAAATTGATTTAAGATTTTTGCCAGTGGGTCTAAAACGCTTATAAATGCACCACCAATTTGGTTGGTTAATATTTCAAAGTTACCGCCTAAAACTTTAGTAGTTAAAGCAAAACTATCCATATTTTTTCTTGTTTCTGCTGTTACTCCACCACTATTCCTTATTGTTTCAAACATTTTCGTTATATCCGCATCTGATTGATTTAAAAGTGATAGGAACTTTGAGCCAGCCTCAGTGCCAAATAAAGCTTTTGCTATTTCGGCTTGTTGTCCAGTATCAAAATTAGATAAATTATCACGCAAAGACCTTATAACTTCGTCCATAGGCTTAAGGTTCCCTTCTGTATCCAAAATGTCAGCACCTAAAGCTTGCATAGCTGTTGTTAACATTTTACTTCCTCTAGTAATTCCTAGTAGTTCTCCCTCAGTACCAGTTGCAGCAATTTGTAATCTTGATAAACCTGTCCTTAAAGCTGTTCCAGCTTCGCTTCCTTTAATACCAGCATTGGCTAGTAAAGATATAGTCGCAGCAGTGTCATTTACTGTTAATCCAAAAGTTCTTGCAACAGGCGCAGCGTACTTAAGTGATTCCCCTAAATCCAAAATTGTTTGATTTGAGCTGTTTGCTGCGCTTACTAAAATATCTACAAGATCAGAAGTCTTTGAAGTTTCCAAACCAAAAGCTCGTAAATTATTAGATGTAACTGAACCTAAATCTGCAAAAGCAACACCTGTAGCTTCAGCTCCAAGAACTACACCATTAAGGGATTGACTTATTTCGTCAGCACTAAAACCAGCTCTTGCAAATACTGTGGCTAGTTCTGCTACTTCTTGAGGTGTACCAGCAGCTATTTGTGCAGTTGCTCTTACGCTTTCATCAATTTGAGTTTGATTTCCACTTCCTTCTATAGCAGCAGCTTTTGTAACTTCTGCTTCATAAGTTGCAGCACCTCCAACAATTCTTCGAATACCTCTTCCAACACCTAAAGTAGCAACAAGACTCGCTAATTTTTGACCAGTACTAGCAGCTTGTCCATCTAAACCTTTTAATTTTCCTTTTAATCTATCAATTTGATTACCTAATCTTTTATAAGCCTTACCACCAATATCAGTTCTATCTCTTAGTAAAGTTAATGCTCTTATATGCTCTCTTAAACCTTTTGTTGTATTACCAGCAGCCCTAGCCATTCTATTAATTTCAATATTCATCTTACCTAGCTGTACTTTGCTCATTTTTGAGCTAGTATCTAAACCCTTTAACTGTTTTTTAAAATTATCAACAGACCTAGCACCTTCAACTTTTGCCTTAAGTTTAAAAGTTGTGTCCAAATTTAAAGCCATTATTTCTTGTCCTTGTTCATGTGTATCATAGCTTCACGTTCCATGACTTGAATATCCTCAAAAATATCTTTACGATTATCTATATCATACATTTCAAATAACATTTGTAAAACATTATAATCAAAACCAATTACACCTCCCATAGTGGTTCTCCATTGAGTCAACATTCTTATAAATATCATTACTGATTGCCAATGCTCCTCCCAAACTTCAAAATCTTTTTCTACTTTTTTTTCGGGCAGCCCTACAATTCCTAAAACAGCAGCGTCATCATGTGTTTTATCCTCTACACCACCATTTAAGAGATGGTCGACTGCCCCTCTAAGTTTTTTAATTTATTGCCTGTTTGACCTTCATAAAAAGATTTTGCTAAATACATTGTTAACATTGGTATTTCAAGTATTTCTTTTAAATTTTCTTTAGTAAAAGGTACTTCCTCTTGCTCTCCTTTTTCATTTATTACAAAAACATCTTCCCACCCTATAAGTACTTGTTGGCACAATTCTAAAGGGTCAAAATCACTTGGTAATTCATTACCATTTTTATCTATTTTTGGCGCAGCCTTTTTTGACATTTCAACTAAAAATTTTTGTGGCATACGTTTAAAAATTGCTTTAAATTTTACCTCTACAAAATCATCATCAACTGGGTATTCATAATCAACTGTCCATTTGAATTTTTTTACTTTGTTAATAATTAAAGCCATAAAAAGATAAAACCATGTAACGCACAGTTTAACCCTTATTCATAAAAAGTAAATATTTAATTAAGCAAACACAAGGCTAACTTCATCATTTCCATTGTTAGGAACTGCTGTATAAGCAAGATCTAACATATCTATGTCATCAACAGATGAGTAAGCTGGCGCAGTGATGTTTGCTTTTGGCATTGATACTGTTACTTTGTTGCCGTCTGATTGACCATGTTGAAATGTATTATTACCACTTAGGTTTGATGTTGCAGCAGTGAAATAGTTTTTAGTTGCTAATGGTATGTTCTCAATTTGAACAGTTCCAGAGGGCGCACGATTATTTAAAACAACCTCTTTTGTACCGCCAACCAACTCACGATAAACAATTTCGTTATTCATCTCG